AACTTATCAAGTTATAGATAAATTAAAATCCATAAAAAAATATAATGATTCACAAGCATTTATGCACATAATAAAAAATTATGAAATTTAAATGTTTAGGAGAAAGTTGCTTAAAAAATTGTTGTGGAGCATTTAATGGAATTGTAAATAGTATAAATCCAATAACAGGGCATCATAGTTCAGAAATTGTACTAAGTGCAGATAATGTTAAATTTATGAAGAAAAATGGATATAAAGACAATATTTATAAGGATAAAGATAATAAATGGTTTATGTTATTGAACAAAGATAAATCCTGTCCGATGTTTTACAAAGGCAAATGTAGTATATATTACAACAGGCCTCCGGTATGTAGAGCATATCCATTTTATTTAGACACATTTTCTGGAATTAATATAGACACAAATTGCGAGGGAGTTACAATAACAACAGAAAAATTAAATGTAGAAGATTATGAGCAGGAAATGAATGGATTAAAAGAAGTTATAGAATTACAATTAAATACAAACAAATGACAAAAGACGAAGTAGATTTAATATTAGAAAATTGTGAGTTTCAATTTGCAAAAACAATGGCTAGACATCCACATAGTTATACTTTATTACATAAGCATTGGAATTACGAAAAAGACCTTTGGTTTAGTATGGTAGAATTTATTTGGAATAATAGTGTTAAAGAACATTGGAAGTATGGACACTATTATAATTATTATTATGCAAATGGCTACAAGTATTGGAGTATGGATAAAACAATATTAACGACAGATTTAATAAACAGGGCAAAAGTATGAATATAAGTTATAGTGTAGTAATACAAGCAGTAGAAAAAAGAAAAAGTAATGTAGATAAAATGTTACTGAAATTGCCGAAAAGCACTATCGTACATTATGATAAAAAAATGATTAGTCCACTATCAGCATTTTATGATATGTTAGAATATAATACAATGGATTATAGACTGCACTTACAAGATGACGTTTTATTGCCTAATAGATTTTCGGAATATTTACCTTATGTTTGCAATGAGATGAAAGACAACAAAATAGATTTACTAACATTATTCACACCAAGACGTAAATTGCCTAAAGAACAATTGAGTAAGGGAATTAAGTTTGGTATATTCCCAAATTATTTATGGCTACAAGCAACAATATTTAGTGCTAATTTTGTAGACAAAATGCGAATACATAAAGAAGAAAGCAAAAAAGATTACGGCAAGCACGATGATGTATTTGTACAAGATTGTCTTGCACATAATAAAATACAAGCATATTGTCATTTGCCTAGTGTAGTTCAGCATAACGTACATATGGGTAGTATAGTAGGTAATCCTAATAGTGAAAAAAGAATGTCGGATATATACGACAGTAATTATATAAATAAATATTTAGATGAAGCATAAATGTATAGACATAATGGATGTTAAGTCCTTTCCGGATTATGATATTTATTATACAGACCCCCCTTGGGAACAAAGAATGGTAAAATGGTTTGAAACTAAAATGAGAAAAGATACAGGAGTTGAGGTTAAAAATGATATTGTTTTAATTTTAGAACATATGTCTAAATTAGCTGATAAACAAAAACCAATATTTATAGAATATAGTGTAAAAGGAACTGAAGCACTAATTGATATATTTGAAACGGCAGGACATAAACATCACACAACTGTAGTTGCAAGATATGATAGAGGTAAACCACATCATATGATTGCATTTAATACTGATATAGATATTCCTGTAGATTTGGTTATGGAAAATTTAGTTATGCACTGCGTAAATAAAACAAATGCTAAAGTAGTTTTTGATAGCTTTGCAGGTATTGGTTATACTTGTAAATGGGTAAAAAAATGTGGGGCTGATTATATTGGCTATGAGTTAAATCCAAAACGATTTGAAAGATTAATTAAAGAATATGATAGAACATAAACATTTAATATTAAAAGGAACAATGGCTCAATCCCTTAAAAAAGGGGATGTGCATAATCTACTAAATGATATGGTAGAAGTTTTAGGTATGGAATTGATACAGGGAGTTAGAGAAAATCCTAATGTAGCATATGAGGGTGGAGATTATCCTGGTGTAACCGGATGTGCTTTAATTACTACAAGTCATATAGTATTGCATACTTGGGACAAAACAATGGATTTTCAGTTTGACTGTTATTCTTGCAAAGATTTTAATCCGGATGATGTTATTGCTGAATTGAAAACTTGGGGACTTAATGCAGAGCATAAAAAATATTTCGATAGAGAATATAAAATTATAGAAATAGATAATGAATAATCACAAAGGCACTATAAGAGTATATAAAGGTAAAACTGTATATGAAGAATCATTGATTAGAATACGCAGATTATTTGATGACTTTCCAAATGTTGTAGTTGGATTTAGTGGTGGTAAGGATTCGACTGTATGTTTAAATTTAGCATTAAAAGTAGCAGAAGAAAAAAATCGATTGCCGTTAAGAGTAATCTTTTTAGACCAAGAGGCTGAATATGAAAACGTAATCAATTATATGCGAAATGTAAGGGCTGACAAAAGAGTCGATATGTATTGGATTCAATGCCCTTTCAGAATAAATAATGCTACAAGTTTTGAAAACCCTTGGTTAAATGCTTGGGAAGATGGTGGCGAATGGATGAGGGAAAAAGAGCCGGATTCTATAAAAGAAAACATATTTGGAGCAAAAGAGTTTTTTGATTTTTTCGATAGAATTGCAGATACATTATATCCGGATGAGCCGATGTGCTATATATCCGGAGTAAGAGCCGAAGAATCCCCTGCAAGAACAATGGGACTAACATACGATGTTACATATAAAGACATCACTTGGGGTAAACGATTGAACGGAGAAAAAAGACACTATACATTTTATCCTATTTATGATTGGAGTTATACAGATGTATGGAAAGCAATAGATTCTAACGATTGGGAATATTGTAAAATATATGATTTTTTATATCAAAAGGGAGTACCTATTCGAGATATGCGAGTATCAAATTTACATCACGAAACGGCACTAAAGGGATTGCATAATCTACAAGAGATAGAGCCTAACAATTGGAACGCATTGACAAAACGATTAGACGGAATAAATACTACAACACAATTAGGACACGAACAATATAAAAAAATTAAAGAATTGCCGTTTATGTTTAGCGATTGGAAAGAGTACAGAGATTATTTGTTAGACAATTTAATAACCGAAGAATATCATTTTGGATTTGTTAAGTTTTTCGCAAATATGGATAGAAAATACAAAGACATTGTTGATATAGACGATTTATATAAAACACAGATTGCAAGTATATTGACTAATGATTTTGAATATACAAAAATGAAAAATTGGAAAAAGAATCCACAAGTAGGTACTTTTATAAAATGGACAAATGGCATAAGAACAAGTCGTATGCTAAATAATAAATACATTCCACAAGAAAATTTAGAACAAGAAATAATTGAATATGAAAGATAAATTAGATAACCATCCTGTAAGCAATGTGCAATGGGTAGATAAAAATAAAGTACAAGCAAATGATTATAATCCAAACTCAGTTGCTAAAATAGAATTAAAGCTATTGCATACGTCAATATCACACGATGGCTATACACAACCTATAGTTACTGTTTATGATGAAGAAAAGGATAAATATATAATCGTTGATGGATTCCACAGACATTTAATATGCAGTACATATGATGACATAAGCGAATCAACAGGTGGGAAAGTGCCTATCGTAGTACTAAAAAAACAAATAAACGACAGAATGGCTAGTACAGTCCGACACAACAGAGCAAGGGGTAAACATTCAGTTAAAGGAATGAGTAGTATGGTGTTTACAATGTTAAGCAATGGAATGTCAGACGAAGACATATGCAATGAGTTAGGAATGGAAGCACAAGAATTAATAAGATTAAAACATATAACCGGATTTAGTAAATTGTTTAAGGACACACCTTACAACAAAGCTTGGGAAACGGACAGGCAAATTAACATAAGAAAATATTATAAAGAAAATGGAGAAGAAGCTACAAGAGAAAAGTTTAAACAAAGAGATTCAAAGGGTAAAAATTTCAAAGGTTAAACCTTATTGGAGAAACGCAAGAAATAATACCGAAACAATCAAGCTGATAAAAGAATCTGTAAGTAAATATGGATTCAATGGGACAATATTGGTAGACAAAAACTATGTAATAATCACAGGACACGCAAGATATTCTGCGTTAGTGCAATTAGGATTTGAAGAAGTGCCTGTTGAAATATCCACATTAAACGAACAACATACAAAGGAATACAGAATATTAGATAATAAAATATCAGAAAAAACAGATTGGGTTACGGAAGAATTAATGATGGAGATAAGAGAGATAGGTAACATTGAACATATGCAGAAGTTTTTTAATGTTGATTTAGGAAGTTGGTTAGATGTATCTGTTGGAATAACGGCAGAGGATGTTACAGAGAAAGATGTAAATAAAGTTAAAGAAAATTTAGACAATGCGTTTAAGGGTAAAGTAGAAGAAACATTAAACAATATGATAGAAATTACTTGTCCACATTGTTTAGAGACGATTGAAGTAGGACAAAAACAATTAGAAGATAAATTAAAATAAAATGACAAATAGTGACGCTGAACAGGACAAACTAAAATCAGAGTTGGAACAGGAAATGGTAGATGATTTAGCATTGGCTAATAATTTATACCCTGTAAAAAAACAAGAGATGCTAATGGCTTTAGAAAAATCGTTGGGTATTGTAACACCGGCTTGTAAAGCAGTCGGTATTGCACGACAAACACATTACAGATGGCTAGGCGAAGATGAATTATATGCTAAGTTAGTAAAGGATGTGCAAATGACAAAAAGAGATTTTACAGAATCGGCAGTATTTCAATTGGTACAAAAAGGAAATGTACAGGCAACATTGTATGCTAATCGAATCAATAAAGACAGAGGATATTCCGATAGTTTAGAGCATACCGGAGCAGAGGGAGAGCCGATAAAATGGGTAGAGATAAAAACATATGAGGGGAAAGAAGAATAGTCAGAAACAAATGTTCTTTGAGATATGGGATGAAAGAGAACATATATGCGAAAATTGTCAAAGGCATTTAGGTAACGAGCCTTTAGCACAATATTTTAGTCATATAAAACCAAAAGGATTATATCCGGAATTGAAATTTGCAAAAAGCAATATTCAGTTATTATGTTTTGATTGTCATTATGCTCACGACTTTAAAGGTAAAGAAGCATTTGACAAATTGAAACGATGAAATTATCTGCAAAGCAAACAGTTGCTTTAGACATATTAGAAGATAAATCTACAAATAGTTTATTATTTGGTGGTGGAGCAGGTGGTGGTAAATCATTATTAGGATGTTATTGGATACTAAAAAATTGTATGAAGTATCCTGGTACACGATGGTTAATTGGTAGGGCTAAATTACATACATTAAAAGCAACCACATATAACACACTACTCGAAGTAATGAAAATGCAGGGATTGACATCTGCAGATTATAAGTATAATTCACACTCCGGATTTTTACGATTCAAAAAAACAGGTAGCGAAATAGTATTTAAGGATTTATTCTTTTATCCGTCAGACCCCTATTATGATAAGCTAGGTAGTATGGAGATAACCGGAGCATTTATAGATGAGGCTGCCGAAGTTACGCAAAGGGCATTTCAAATATTATCATCAAGAATACGATTCCAATTAGATTCTAATAATTTGATACCAAAAATATTATTGACTTGTAATCCTACTAAAAATTGGCTATATACTGAATTTTACAAACCGGATGAAGATGGTACACTACCAAAGCATATGCGATTCGTAAAATCATTGGTAACAGATAATCCTTATATTAGTAAACATTATATAGGACAATTAAATAGATTGGATAGAATATCTCGTGAAAGATTACTAAATGGTAATTGGAGATATGATGATACACAAAATAAGTTATTTGATTATGATTCAATAAATGATTTGTTCACTAATGATTTTGTTGATGAGGGAGAAAAATATATATCTGTAGACATTGCTAGGTATGGTGCTGATAGTTCAGTTATTTGTTGTTGGAGTGGATATCGATGCGAAGAAATAATACAACATAAAAAATTAAGTATTCCACAATTAGCAGATGAGGTGGTAAAAATGGCTAACAAATATAAAGTTAGGAGAGGGAATATAGTTGCTGATGAAGATGGGGTTGGTGGAGGTCTTGTTGATATGGTATCCGGATGTAAGGGCTTTGTAAATAATAGTAGAGCATTATTGGGAGAAAATTATGCAAACCTAAAAACACAGGCATATTATAAATTTGCAGAAATGGTTAATAAAGGCGAAGTATATATTAATGCAGATATGACAATAAAAGATTATATTGTCCAAGAATTAGAAGTTGTTGAAATGAAAGATATGGATAAGGATAATAAACTACAGATTATTGGTAAGGATAAAATCAAAAGCAACATTGGGAGAAGTCCGGATTTTTCTGATGCGTTAATGATGAGAATGTATTTTGATATAAAGAAAACTACTAAAATAACCTATTACGGATAAACTGCGATTTTAAAAATAAACTAAAGAATATATTTGCACTATGATAATAATTGAAGTAAACGGAATTGAGAAAAAAATACCACAGAGTTATAAAGAAATAACTGTAAATCAATTTACAGAATTATGGAAGATACTACAAAAGTATGATTTAACACAAGAGGATGATGAGATAAAAAGAGGGGTAGATGAAATGGATTGTACTCTTGAAATTGTTGCTAAATTATTAGATATTGATTTGATGGATGTGGATAAGATACCATATGATAAAGCAATTGAAGTTATTAATATTTTTAATAATATGATAAGCGAGGAAAGGTTAGATAAAGATATGTCAGATTGGACATTTGTTCATAATAACGAATCGTATTACTTTCCAAAGGTAACATTAGACAAATTAACATTTGGAGAATATGCTGATGTAAAACAAATCGAAGCAATATTAGGTAAAGACGTTGAAAATAAATTTGATTTTATACCTCAACAAATGGCAGTAATGTGCAGGAAACATAAAGAGAAAAAAGGAAGTTATGATATGAATGAACGGATAAAAGAATTTAGTAATCTAACAATGGATGTTGTTATGAATTTCGCTTTTTTTTTGTCCAAGTGGAATCGAATATTAAGTCAAAATATCCAAACCTCTACAGACAATCCAAAGGGACTGCAAAAAAAGTTAGTCATATCTTAGGAGAATATGGATGGCTTAATAGTGTATATGAAGTAGCAATGGATGGGATTTTTACAAAGGCATATAAATATAGCCCTGTAGAAAGTGTAGAAGAAGCAGATGTTTGGGATGTATTAACCTATTTAAGTTGGAAGTCGGCAACGGCAGAATATAAAAATACATACCAAGAGTTAGAACAAAAAAGATTAAAAAATAAAGGATGATAAGAGATATACAGGAATTAGTACAGGACATAGATACTGCTAGACAAGTCGGCAATCAATTCCAAAGATTTGAATATGGATATTTAGGAGAGATAAATGCTATGCGAACATTAAATCAATACGATGCTATATTATTATTGCTTCCACCAGAATCCAATATGCCTGACGTCTATAAGAACGATGAAGAAATAATTTGTGTATTCCATTGTTTAGTACCTTTTGAAGATTATGGACAACAATCAAACGCATCAGAATCTTTGCAATTTTTACACGATAGTTTATATAGCAAATTCTTGAATACAATTCAGAGTTTAATGAAGAACAACGAACACAAATATATACCGGCAGGAGCTTTACGAATCGTTAGAACAAGTAGAGAATTTAATCAAAATTATGTTGGATTAGAATGTACTATGACATTCCGTAAGTTTAGTTTCTGTTTAGAATATTCAAGCTAATGGTATTTGATTCTAAAATATTACGAAGTATTGGAGAGGAATATGCTAAAGCATTTGGTATTGAATTGATTAAACAGGGTAGAGAAGCACGTGCAGGTGGATTAATAAAATCATTACAGGTTAAAACATATCCTACAAGTATTGAGATATTAGGAAATGATTATTGGAGATATGTAAACAAAGGAGTAAGAGCAAATCAAATCCGATATCCAAAAGCACCTGCAAGAATTAACGCATTGATTCAATGGTTAAAAAGAAAGGGAGTAGCCGGAAGTGATAGTGTAATAAGAGGAATAGCATATGCGATTGCATATACTCATAGTAAAGTAGGTATGCCTACGATGAATGGTAGGATAGATAGAAGTCGATTAAATTTTGTTGATAAAGCAATACAAAAAAGACAATCACAAATCGATGAAGTAGTAGAATTGGAATTAGGAAAATCAGTAGACTTAATATTAAAAAAATTATAAAATGGCGAAAAAGAAAAAAGCATACGGAACAAAGACAAAACCTAAATCGGTTAAAAAGAAAAAAAGATATTAAAACGTAGAAATAATGATAAATCAAATTGGGAATATTATAGCACTATATGATTTGACAAGACCTTTTGTATGGAAATTTAATTCTAATACGGCAGTTAATTTAGTTTATGTTATACAGGTAAAAAACAATAACGGAATATTTGAAGACGTTAGTGGACTATTAAGACAACCGATGGAGTTTGGCTCACAAGGGGATTTTTATATTAATCCAAGTGAAATATTGTCAGATGAAATCGATATGGATATAAGGAGCAAGAATCAAGGTAATATTTTGAAACATATAGATGGGTATGTTCAATTTAGATTATCTATGATAGAGGAGACACTTACATCAAATAATACATTAACATATGATGCTATAAGAAATAATTGGATAAATACTGCAAGTGCATATGGTATAGATGCTGCAACACAACACGAAGAAACATTTAGTTTGAATCAAGCAAATTGGTTAAGTATGAATTATATGGTAACTCCACAAAATAGTCCTACAAAAAAAGCAAAATGGCTCACGAACAAGCCGTTGAATAGTACAGATATGTCTGTGGATGATAACGAATACATATATGCTTTTGTAAATACAAAATTTATTGAAGCAAGAATTTATATAGAAAGCGAATCGCAGTCATTACATTTTTACGATACAAAAAATTTACTATATGGATTAAATAGTGTCGGAATTGGGGTGCCTAATATTATAAATAGTATAGGACAATCTACGTGGGATACACTTTCCGGCACTCCATATAGAATTCGTTATGTATTACAATCTCCATATGGAGAAGTATCTGAAAAAGGTAGTTACATAATTAATAAAGACAAATGTACCAAAGAACGATTAAGGGTATATTGGAAAAATCGTAAGGGTGGAATTGATGGCTATACATTCAATAGCGAGTTAGAGGTAACTACAAATGTTAGTTCAAAATTGAGTAAAAAAGCATTAGGGTATAGAAGACATAATACGGAATTACAAACAAGTGCTAATTATATTAATAATAATACTTACGCACAATCATCAAGAACATTAGAAACTACAAATATAAAAGCAAACGAACAAATTAAAGTTACAAGTAGATTTCATACACAAGAGCAATTACGTTGGCTATCAGAAATATTTACAAGTCCTAAATTATGGATTGAAAATTTACAGACAGGAGAATTAAATGCCGTTTATTCAATAACTAAAAAGGTAAGAACAAAACCAAAAGGCAAAGGTATTGGACAAATCAAATTAACTTTAATGATGTCTAACGAGATAATGACACAAAGATAAATGGCTAACACAGACGTAAAAATTGAAATATACAAAAAGGCAGAAATTCAAGGTACATTGGATATGTATGCTAAAACTAAATTCCCTTTAGCATTAAATTATGGTATAAAGAATATTAAGAATATAACCGAAACAACAGGTAGCTATTCCAAAACAATTAAAATACCTGCAACCAAAAACAATAATAAGGTACTAAAAAATATAGGATATGATAATGTAATAAATTATCAATCACTATTAGATAACAGTATACAATGTAGAGTATCACAAAATACTAATGTAATTATTATAGGTAGTTTACAGGTTAAAAGTATTATAACGTCAGAACGTATTGAAGAATATCAAGTAACAATATTGGGTAGTAATATTACTTGGGGTAAGGTATTTGCAGAGGAATTTATGTGCGATATATCATCTAACTTTGATAATGGACAATTAAGAACTTGGAGTAATGGTTTGTGGAAAAGCATAAATGATAACACAAATTATCCTTTCAATAATTCAGTATTTAGTTTGCCTGTTATATGTTGGGGAGAATGGGCTAAAGAAAGTTATACTGCATCTCCATTAGGGTATATTAAAAAGATGGATTTGGGAGAGGTAAGACCTGCTTTTTTTATTAAGAATTTATTACACGATTATTTTAATAAAGCCGGATATACATTAGAAAGTAATTTTATAGACAATACCGATTTTCGTAAATTAATTATACCTACAAAAAAATCCGATTGGCATAAAGAAAATCCTGCATTGATTGATAGAGCAGAAGTGTTATCTACTTTTGAATTTGTAGACAGAAATGTAATACCATTTCCAAATCAATCAGCTTCTAAACCTATTGCTAGATATATATCAAAATTATACGAGGGAAAAGGATATAATTATATAGTACCTTTCGATAATGAAATAAAAGACAATTTAAATGTACAGGACATAGCAATACACAATACATATTTTAATAGTGCCGGAACAGGATTTAGTGGTGGTACATACAATGGAGATGGATTTTCTTATTTTGATGGGAGAACAAATACTGCTAATCCTAGTGGTACTTTAGCGACTACTCATAAATTTACTGCTCCAACTAAATCAACATATAGATTTAAAGTAGAATTGAGTATTGCACGACAAGAATATTCAAAAGTAAGAACAGAAATACATTTATACAAATCCTGTAAAGATTTATGGTTAGGAGAACAACAATTTACAAACCAAGATTTCTTTGACCATCCTACAAGAAATGATTTGTATGGAGGTATAATGCTAAACACAAATACACCAGGCTCAAATCCTAATGCTTTATTTTTAAATAATGAACCTATAATTTTAGCTTCACAGGTAAACGATTCTAATTTAGGAAATACATTAGGGTTTTTAGATACACAATATAATCAGTCAAATCCTGTAACACCATTCACTTGGGAGCATTACAATTATGAATTAGTAGATTTAGACACAGGGGATGTTGATTTAGAATCCGGAGATATTGTTTTGGTATATCAAACAAATGAATTTTATAGTCCTTGGATAAATGCTACAAGAGGAAAATCATATTTGCTTTGTCAAAAAACACCAAAATTTTTTGGAGGATTTAACATCATTAATAACTTTCCAACAGGACAAAAAATTGAGATAAGACCATCAAAATTTGAAGCGACTAGAAATGGTATGGTTGCTTACGGAGATGACATAGAAATTGGATTTTATTTGCCTTGCGATACTGCAAAAATAGATTTGGTAAAAGCAATTACAGGTATGTTTAATTTGTATTGGAATACAGACGAATTAGGAAAAAAAGTATTTTGTGAGCCGTATAATGATTTTTATAAAGACAGAGGGGATGCGATTAATATGACTGATTTAGTTGATTATACTAAACCTATGTCTACTACATTTGTTTTAGACGATTTAAAAAAACAATTGTATTTTAAATATGCTAAAGACAGTAGCGATGGATATGTTGATGAGATTGAAAAAAGTTTAGAGCAAGAATTTCATTCATTAGAAATTGATATGCAAGACGGATTTGTTGATGAAGTACAGGTATTAGGAAACGAAATAACTGCTCCAACATATATGATAAAGGATTGGGAATTAACCTATGACGATGCCGATAGCCCTAGAATACCTTTAATAGTTGGCGAATATGTAGAAGATATTTCACACAGTACAAAACCTCCCCCATTGGAATCACATCATATGAGAATATTAGCATATGAGGGAATGAAACCTTTTAATGCTATAGGATGGGGTAGTTGGTATTGGAGTGTAAATGGTGGAGTGGTTAGCGAGTATCCGTCTGCAAGTACATATCACGATACTGATACAAGTTATTTAAATCTTGATTATGATGATAGAGCAACACCAGGTCTTTATAATACTTATTGGGCTAATTTTATAAACAACATTAGCAGTAGTCCTAGAATAAAAAGTGTTTTTATGAATCTGTCGGCAAAACAAATATCTCAATTGGATTTAAGTAAACCTATTTATCTAGAGGATTATGGAAAAGGCAATGGTGGGTATTGGATTATACAAAGAATTGTAGATTATAAACCTACAGAAAATGATAGTACAAAAGTAGAATTGTTACAATATAGCAATGCAGAAATAACATTGGTAAAGAAAAGAAGAATAACAATTCCTAACGAGGGAAAGATAAGAGATATAACTGAAATATCAAAAGGCAATAAAATAAGAACTAATGATGGATATAAAAATGAGGGATTAATATTAAGAGGGAATAATAGTAGCCCAAGAAACAATGGTAACGTATTATTAGGAAATCATTTAGTTACTAAAAAACAAAATCAAATATTATTAGGGCAATTTAATAAAGAAGATAACGATGCTCTTTTAATTATTGGTGGTGGTACATCCGAAACAGACAGACATAATGTTTTGACAGTATCAAGTGATGGTACAGTACATTTAGGAGAGAATGGTGGTGGTGGTGGAATGGTTACTAAAGACGATAATGGTAACATAGTGGATTTATATACAGAAGAAAAAAACGATACAATAATAAAAGTAATAAAAGGATAATGGCTAAAAAGAGAAAATTGAATAGTAAAAATCCAAAGTATATGGATAATGTTGAAGAAGCAAAAATCAAGAGAGAGATTTTAATTAAGAATATTAATGGAGTAAAAATAAAAGCAGTTTGGTATGAGTAAGATATCTAAAATAATTGACATAAAAATTGTAGGAACGCAACAACTACAGGAGTTAGAAGCAACGATTTTAAAGACGGAGCAGAAGCTAAAAAATATGACACAAGCCGGTAAGAAAAATGCCGGTATGCAAAAAATCCACGCAAAGAATATTGTCAATACTAAATTAAAACTGAAGCAATTACGACAAGAACGTAATGCCGAAAGCAAGGCTATATTAAATTCACAGAAAAATTTAGTAAAATTAGATGGCTCTTATAATTCATTAGTAAAAAGGAATCAACAATTATTAGCTAAAATGAAAGCAAGTACCGGTGGTATCAATTCCAACAGTACGGCTATGCAAAAAATGAAAGCAGAATATACTGCGAATAATGGTAAGCTAAAAGAATTTGATAAATCATTAGGAAACAATTTTAGAAATGTAGGTAATTATGGAAGTGCGTTAGGTGGTGTCAAAGAAAAATTGGCTGCAACAGGACTTGCAATTGGTGGAGCAATAGTAGCTTTTCAAGCAATGAGTAGAATCGTACAGTCTATTACAGGAGATTTTGGAGAATTTGAAAAAGGATTTACAAATGTATTATCCCTTATGAGTTCGGATGATATCGCAAAATTTGGTAGTACGTTAGAAGCCGGAGCAATCGAAGTAATGAAAGAGTTTGGTCTGGAGATTAACGATATGAATAAAGCATTATTCGATGCAGTATCAGCCGGAGTACCTGCCGGAGAATCAATTGAATTTTTACGAGTAGCATCTCAATTAGCAGTAGGTGGTGTTACAGATTTAACAACTGCAACGGATGGTATTACTACAGTAATGAATGCCTTTGGATTGGAAACGGCAAATGCTGAAGAAATTGCAAGTGCATTTTTCTCTGCACAAAAATTTGGTAAGACAACTGTGGAAGAATTATCACAGACAATTGGTACAGTTGCTCCGATAGCAAAACAAGCCGGATTGGGATATAAAGAATTATTGTCGGCAATGGCAGTATTAACAAAGCAGGGACTAAATACAAACATAGCAACTACGGCATTAAAAGGAGCAATTGGAGCATTGACAAAACCTGCTGAAAGTGCTAAAAAAGAATTTGATAAATTAGGAATATCATATGGTATTAGTGCATTAAGAGGGGAAGGATTTATGAATGTGCTAAAACAAATATCCGATGCTGCCGAAAAAGATGCAGATGCATTAACAAAATTGATACCAAATGTAAAAGCCCTTACCGGTATTGGAGCATTAGGTACTGCACAATTAGAAGATTACGATAACATACTACAACAGGTAAATGTAGATTACGGAGAAAATAGTAGTTTGGCTGAAGCCGTTGCTATGCAACAGGACACATTGAAAGAAGCTACAAACCGATTAAATGCTGAATATTCGGCACAAAAAATATTATTAGGTAGAGAATTAAAACCGGTATTTAATGCTATACTAAATACATTATCATTTTTAGTTAAAAATTTTACAAATATTGGAAAGGCATTAGGAACAGGAGTTGTTGCTTGGACGGCATATAGTGTTGCAATCGCAATAGGTACTGCAAGAAGTAAAGGGTTTTCATTAGCAACAATTGATTTGAGAGGAAAAATTAGAGCCCTTAATGCTACAATAATGAAAAATCCTATTGCGTTATTAGTTGCTGCAATAGCCGGAGCAGTTACGGCTTACGTTGCTTGGAATCGTCAATTAACTGATTTAGAAAAAAATCAAAGAAATATTGATAACATAAATAAAAGTGCCGAAGCATCTTCATTAACACAGGTTAATAATATACAGAATTTATTATCATTGGCTAGGGATGAATCACAGGCAACAGGATTAAGAGAACAAGCAGTTGCAAAATTAAATCAAGAAGTTGAGGAACTAAATGGTAATTTAACTTTAGAAGAAATAAACACACAGGCAACAACAGATGCTATCGAAAGAAATACTAATAAAATATTAACCAACGCAAAAGTAAAAGCAAGTCAATCAAAGCTAGAAGAATTATTTGCTGAACAATTAGAAGTTGAGGGAAAATCTTTAGACCAAAATGCACGATGGTATGATTATATAACTGCAGCAATAAAATCACAGGGTAGTGTTATGAAAGGTAGTGTTGAATTAATCACATTAGGAGCAAAACGTAGATTTGAAGATGTTGATGGATTAACAAAACAACAAGAAGAAATTGCTAAATATATATTATCATTGACGGCAGAAAGTCTTGCGACAAAAGAGGGAATGACGTTAAAAGATATTGAAACAAAAAAATACGGATTGTCTGTAGTTGGATTGCAAAAGAAATTAAAAGATTTAAAAACAATTGAGGAAACAAGTGTCGATGGAAGTCAAACACAGGACAGGATTAGGAAAGCAATTACAAAAACAACAAGAGAATTAACAAAAGCAATTGAAGAACAAAATGGCTCTACATTATCAAAACAACAAGTAGATAAATTACAAGAGAAAACATTAAATCAAATTAGTGCTAAAAAAGCTGAATACAATAAATTATTGAAAGATGAAATTGTTAATAGTAATAAATATAAAATAATACAAAAAGAAATAATCCGATTAAATGAAAAGGCTAAAGAGGGGGAGATTGAAGTAACAGTTGCTAAAGAAAATAAGATTGATAAAATCAATGATGAAATTATTACTCTACAAAATATGGAGAAAGTTTTGAAGGGTAAAGAGGGGGTTGAAATTGAGGCTACTAAAAATGCTCTAAAATTAGCACAGGCAAGATTGCAATTGATTTTTGCAGAAGCAGAAGCAGGTAAGGAATTGGATGAAGATGCATTAAAAAGAATAGGTGAATTTAAAACAGAAATTGCACAATTACAGAATAGCATAAAAGGTGGAGGGGAAGACGATGGTAGTATATTAGATGGTATTTTTGGCGATGGCGAAGATGGACAGGAACGATTTGAAAATACTATGGCAGGGCTAAATGCTATTAATGGATTAATAACTGAAAGAGCAAGATTGATACAGGCAGAAGCCGATGCGAAAGTTAAAAATCTAAATACCGAAGAAGCTGCCGAGATTAAAAGATTACAGGATTCAAAACGATTTCAATCATTAACGGCTGAACAACAGGAAAAAGAATTGTTAGCTATTGAAGAAAAATATCAAACGCAAAGAGATGTAATAGAAAAAGATGCATTTGAAAAAACTAAAAAAGCACAAAAACAACAGGCCATTATAGCCGGAGCTATGGCTATTATGCGATTGGCTGCAGATGTACCGAAAGCAGACTTTGGAGTAATGACTGGAATATTAATTGCTGCTCAAATAGCAATGACTAAAATGCAATTAGACGCAATTGATAAAACAACATTTGCATTAGGTGGTATGATTCCAAAATTTGCAAAAGGTGGCGATTTAAGTGGTGGTGGAGTGTTCTCCGGTAAATCACATAAACAGGGTGGAATTAAATTTCATACAGGTGGTACCTTAATGGAAGCAGAGGGTGGCGAAGCAATTATAAACAAACAAAGTACATCAATGTTTAGAAACGAATTGTCAGCAATAAATCAAGCCGGTGGTGGTGTTAAATTTGCAGATGGTGGAATCACAAAGGCATTGGATGGAGCAATCGCACAAAGACAGGATAGCATTTTGAATGATGACGATATTGGAAGAATTGCAAGTGCATTGAATACACAAGAAGTTGTAGTAACAGAACAATCTGTGAGTAGCACACAAAGAAGTGTTATGGTACAGGAAAGTAGAATGAGTTTTTAATTTATAAAAAAAAAGAATATGTTTAATTTATTTACAGATATGGATGAAAGAAAACGCAGGATGAAAATATGTTTGTCTTGTGAATTTAAAAGCGATAAATATTTATTAATATTTGATGGGGCAGGATGTTCTATATGCAAATGTCCTTTATCGTCAATAACTAAAATAAAGGCAAAAGATTGTCCTAAAGGAAAATGGATGTTGAGTTAATATATAAAGAAGCTAATGCAGTACCGGATATATTGAGAGGTAAAATCCATTATGCGTTTAATAACAATGCTAGATATTTTAGCAAGTATCACAAGCATAGTAAAAAAGAAATGAAAAAATTATTTGTCCATTATAACAATCTTTTTTCTTCTATGGAAAATTTTGAGGAAGACGAATATAGATGCGAGGGATGTATGGATACAGTTGTAAAATTTTGGAGTTTTGTTTTATTTGATATATGGGAAAGAGAAATAATCTAAAAAATGTTTTGAGATTTTGCGATGTACTAACGGAAGAAATACATTTGAGATATGGCGAAAATCCAACAGTAAAAGATGTTTTGTTTCATTTATCATCAAACGGCACAATTAAACCTGTAGCATTAAGGAATTATTTAATCATCCAAGATTTTTATAAAAAACTAAAAGTTAATAATGGGCATATGAATCATACTTTTATGGATATTAGTATAGAATACAATTTATCAGAAAGACAAATACAAACAATAATATACGAGTATCAAAAAAAATTACAGGTTAAAAATAATATATCGCTATAAACTTCGTAATGCTATTAAAAATAATTTAGTATTATTGCATAAAACAAACAAATCTTACTATGAAAGAAATTCTAATATATGATGTTATTGGCAGTTTTGATTTAACTGCAAAGAATGTAATTGAGCAATTGAATGATGCAAATGGGGAAGACATTCTTGTTAGGATTAATTCAGTTGGTGGCGATGTATTTGAGGGAATGGCGATGTACAACGCACTAAAAAAATATGAGGGAAATGTAAAAGTAGAAATTGAAGGGTTATCAGCATCTATGGCTTCAATCATAATGTTAGCAGGAGATGAAGTAACGGCTTCTGAAAATTCATTAATTATGGTACACAATCCATCTGCAGGGGTTATGGGAGAATCTAAAGATTTAAACAAACGTGCAGAATTATTAGATAAAATGAAGACTCAAATGGTTACAATTTACAAAGGTAAATCATCAATTAGCGAAGAAGAAATTATTTCTATGATGGATGAGGAAACTTGGTTTACGGCTGATGAAGCAAAAGAAGTTGGATTAATCGATAATGTAACAGAGGCAATAAAAGTCGCTGCACATTTTGACTTGAAAACAATAACTAATAAAATACCGGAATGGGTATCAGAAAAATATACTAATCAAAATAATACTGAAATGGAAGAAGTAAAAAATATGTTTGAGGAATTAAAATCTGCAATAGCAAGTTTTGTAAATTCAAAAACAGAAGAAAATAAAGCTGACGATGTTATAGTAAATATCGCAGATGATGAAAGCATAAAAGAACAAATCGTTGGATTCTCTGAAAAATTAGGAGAGTTAGAAAACGTAAATACGGAATTGGATGCGAGTAAATCTTTAATCGCAACAATGGAAGAAACTATTGCGTCAATGGAAGTAGAAAAATCAGAGTTGGAAGCAGAAATAAATAAACACAATGCAACACCATCTGAAATAGAAGAAACTGCAGACCCTGTCGTTACTGCTCCTGTTGAAACTGAATCAAGTGTTTGGGATGATGCTGGTAGAACTCTTGTTGATGGAGATGGTGCTTTCAATTTTACAAAAAAGAAATAAATTAATAATAAATAAAAAAGAAGAAAAATGGGTAATTTAATTACAAATTCATTGAGTTATACTCAAGAAGATGCTCAAAAATATTTTCTACAACCATTATTCGTACAGAATAGTGCTTTAGATTATTTTGAGATAATGACAAATGTGAAGTCATCACAAAAACTAGACAAATTCGCAACACTTGATAAAATCACAAAAGCTGAGGCTTCTGGATTTAATCCTAGTGCTACTACTGTTGCTTACACACAAAGAACAATATCTGTTGCAAGAATGGAAGCAGAAGTTGAACAAGCAGGTGGAGCATTTTTTAA